TAGTAGGCTGAGTCAACTGGTTGTTGCCATATCCGTAGGGAAGCGAGACGGTCTGTTGATTGAAGGCACTCTGTATCTTGAAAGAGTTGCCCAAATGCGTATCTGTAACACTCATAGTCCAACCCCTTTGCATACTTGGCTGCGTCTGTGCAGCGACTGTTTGAAAAGAAACTCGTGCCAGTCATGACAAACGCATAGTCTTCAGTTGGTGGGAACTCCTGGTACATGAGGGTCTCGTCCTTGATCCCCTCTGCCATCTTCCACCGCCACCAAGCCATCTGTCTGCTGTTGACCTCCACCCCGTACATCTTCTTGATTTCCCTGACCCACTCTTTCTCATCTGATTTGAGTTTGCCATCCCAGTAGACTTTGTACTCTTTGCTCTCAGCGTCCACACTGTAGTATTCGTTTCTCCACCAACCACAGAAGATCGCACGCTGGGTGCGTGCTTTCTTAGCCGTCTTGTACATATCGTGAAACATATTGAACCCTTGAGCTGTACTCTCAAACAAGTACAGACGTTCTGGGTTCTTCTCTGCGAGTGAGGCAATGAGAGAGGCTAGTCCTTCTTCATTTCCCCAGGATGCGGTCTCTGTACCATGTAAGTAAGTGATAGCCTTACCTTGGCCCAGTCGAGCTTTGTTTCCCGCAATCTGATAGAAAATACGACTTCTGTTCTTGAGGACCATTTGGTTGCGATTGTGGGCCACCAGCGGAATCTTGTACTCTTTGGGTAGACCCTCAATGTACATTCCCAGTGTTGAGCGGAACATATCCCTGTTCTCTTCTGTATCTGCAACGAGTGTTCCTTGCCACCCAGGATGTGTGAACTGCCAATACAAATCCAATGCCAACGACACTGTGGTGATCCCCAGCTGCCTTCCCTTGAGTATGACGAAAAAGTGGACATCTTCTTTTAACCCTTTGTCGATCTCACCCATCACATACGATTGAGTCCCCAGAAGTTTGCCCATCTTCTTGAGACCCTCTTCCTTGGTCTCAATCTTGAGTTCACTACAGAACTTGTAGAACTGCTGGAGGTTGAAGTTCATAGGGGTGTTCTACAGGGCAACATATTGTTGTAGTCAAACGTGTTGTTCCTGATGCCCTTACAGATGTTGTGAAACAAAGTTGCATTGTTGGGCATTCTGCCCTGGTACAAGTGAAACACCCCGCCTTCAAAGTGAGTGCCTATCCCGTACTTCCCGTAGGTATGCAAGTCCCACGCCCCCTCTTCTGGGGTCTTGAAGTAGTGGGTTGGATAAAGAGTCTTGTACTTGACCTTGTAAATCTCTGCAGCATAGCTGACGTTCTCGCCCACATCACACGTCTCATTCTCGCAGAATGAGGGTCTGCCCATATCATCCCAGATGTCTCTGTGAATGGCAAAGAAGGCGGGGGCTGCATAGATATGTGAATAGGGTGCTATGTGGTTGCTCACCTGAGCAATCCCCACCATGCTCTTGTTGTTCAGGGCAAACGAGATAGCCTTGTCCACAATCTCTTTGTTGAGTGGCACACAATCAATGTCCAGAAACAACTTCACCTCTGCCATGCTAGACATCATGATGTTGTCCATCCAAATCCCGTGGGGTATCTCTTGTTCTGTGTAGTTCACCGTCAAGCCTAAATGCTCACAGGTTTCTTTGTGTGCAGCCACAATCTTGCGGTCTACATTAGGCCAGTGTAAGCAGTGAATCTGGGGTTGCATCATTTGTAAATCATCCTGGCTAGTTTATAAATCTCTACTGTCTTGTCTGTCATCATGATCATTTGTGAATCAACGGGTGGCACTTCTCCTACCGCCTTGTAGTGCTGCACTACCCTAGTCGAGTAATTCACAGTAGGCTTTAATGATCTGGCTACCCTGACATTATGAGCCTTGACATTTGCCCACATATGACGGTCTCCTACCGCACAGTCAGCTCTACTCTTGAACATCCAGTTGCGTGCCAGGTGGTGCGCTGTAGGCCCAAACAAATAGCAGTTGGTATCATTAAAGTCATACCCGTCTGACTCCTCGTCCACGCACATCCACGAGCCATCTTCTCTGTAAAGGTTTCTAGGACAGGTCACCACGTCCACGTTGGCCTCCTTCATGACCCCCAACATTGTCTCTAGGTGATTGGGTTCATACCAACAGTCTGCATCCAAAAAGGCAATGTAGTCGTACCCCTGTGCAGACGCTACCGCAGCCCCCACCCCTCTGGGTGTGTCTCCAAAATCAGCACTGTTGGGTAATGTGATGTGCTTGATCCAGGACAACTTCTCCACCACCTCATTAGGATATCCGTCTGCCACCATGAAGTGATACACATGATTGTGCGTCTGGTGACCCACACTCGTCATGCACTTACTCAACGTCTCTAAACTCTCTTTGTAATAAGGCGTGATCACTGCTATTTTGTTCATTCAGGTTTCCCCATTCTTTCGTCATCCCACCTGGCAATCTCTAGTCGCACTTCTTTGTTCTTGGCACAGCTGATCAACTCTTTGTAAAACAACTCGCTGTACGTCTTTTTCCACTCTGCAGCCAACTTCCTCTTACTCGGTTTACTAATGCAAGCGAGGGCACGTTGCATCTCCTTCCTGAGTTTCACACGAGATGCGTACAACTGCTGTTGCATATCCTTCTGCAAATCCATACCCATATGCCTCTGCTACCAATTTATTCTTCTCTCTCTGCACCTGGACAAGACTCTCCCACAAGACACGACACCGTGCCCTCAGTTCGTCTTCTTCTTCCCAGAGCAGATTACCCAACGTCTTCCCCCATAAACCTCAGCAGCACCCTACAGGCCAGCGTGACATCATCTAACTCACCGTAAAACTGACAGTCATTCATCGTGTCTTTCAACCTCCAAACCATGTACTGGTCTAATAGATCAGTTGCCGTGATCTTGTGGCTGCCCACCAGGGTGAACTCCTCGTGAGCCAACGCCTTTACCTTTCCACCCATCATGCTACCCTCCAAACGTGCAATGTGTTCCCGTTACTCTTACAAGTGAACTTGTACCCCAGCCTCTTCCCCGCCCTGTAGTTGGCGTTATAAACCTTGTCCCGATACTCCACCGGAACAGCAAACGAGTCCCCCACGTCCATCTCCTCATAGGGGTAATCAAAGATTACTTTTGGACTAGGCATCTCTACACCTTTTACTATCTCTATTCTTTGCATACTCTACACCTCGTCAGATAACCCTGAGTATACATAAAAAAAGAGGCCATGCAAGCACACGCTCACATAGCCTCAAAGTGGCAACTGCAAAGCCACAGAAACACATAATTTTTTTGGGGTGGGCGAGAAGTGGGGGTCACACTTTCCACCCCCTCCGTCCCCATGAAGTGACCGCTCACTAACATACAAAAATGTGAGTAAGCACTTACCAACTTACCCAAAATCCAGTTCAATTTGATACAACAGGCGTTATGTTAAGTTATTCTGATGCGTACGACCACCAGCATCGAGACCCCCAGCTGAGTGAGGGAAGAGGCATCGAGACCGCCTTTTGGGGGAAGATTTACAACAGAGAACGAGTAGTGGTATCCACCCTTCTCCTGTTCTCCCTACCCTATCAGATACCCTGTTAACTATATAGCCACACACCTTGATCTTCAACTAGATGTACGTCTCCCTATTACTATGTATTATACATACAACTTTGCTTGACACAACAAAGTGACTCGTCACATAATCACCTAATCAACTTCAGGAGAAATACATGATCAAGTTTAAAACATGGCAAGACGGTAACCACACTACACAACGGTTCGCCAGGACACTTCCAGAGGCTTTTCCAGGTCACCTAGACTACAACCTTTATGAGGTTAAACAGAAAGAAGACGAGGAGCTGGTGTTCACATTGATCCTGGTTGCGATAGGCATTATTGCTCTGGCCTTGTTCGTATACCTACCATGACGGCCTGTGAACGCTTAGGGGTTTGTCATTCAATTAGCTGTCCTGAATGTCCTCAAAAATATTTAATTGGGGACAGGTTAAAAAAAATTGGGGACAGGACAACA